AATTGCCAATAATATAGCCGTTTTGGAATCGGCGCCAGGAATTGGATTTTCCGGCCGATCTTCCGGACTGGTAACAGGTGCATCATCTTCCAGTTGCTGCGGATCAATGGTTACTGCGCCCTCATCGGTCACTGGATCAGGCTGGCAGTTAGTCATTTCCTTTTCCAGTTCCGTCAAGGCATCAGTTACTGGCTCCTGCGTTTTTCCGGCTTTCAATTCGGCCACATCGGCCTGTAAGCTTTTCAATGTCGCCAGCAATTCCCCGAAGAATTTTTCTTCATTCTTTTCGCTGTGCAACTCCTCATTTTGCGCCGGTTTTGCGGCTGTCACAGGATCGGCAGCCGGTACCGGCGTTTCATCTTTGCCCTCTGCATTCAACGCCTTGGAGGCTTCCGCCAGTTCTTCCGGTTCGGCATCCTGGGCAAATTGCTTAAATCCAAGTCCAAAGATATGATTTAATAAATTTTTCTTCATCTTTTTTCTCCCTTCTTGTTTTGGCTTTTCATCTCTCACGGCAATCCTTGGCCCAGCTCGGCCTTCCCGGACTATGGCAACATGATTGCCTCGGATATTTTTTTGCGCGTATTTACCTGCTCCTTCGCCTTCTAATGGTACACACACATAATCATATCCCGATGACACTTCGCGTTTGCCTGCACCAATTTCGGCGTCTAGGATAGGATCATAAATAATGAGATCCGCTAAAAGAAGATCGTTTTCGGTATCATTTCCCCGCCTAACATTTGTGGTAACCCCCCGCATATAGGCGGTTACGTTGGTTGGAGATAACCATTCCCGTGGATGCTCACTGGTTACCGGTTTCCCTTCAAAACTGGCAATAGCAGCGGGACTGAATACTTCTTCTTCTGATCGGTAGAGCTGCACAGGCAAATTACCTTCAAGGCCAAGTTCTGAAGGCATGTATTCCTGCCAACCGGTGCGAGCTATAGGGACATTCAAACAAATCAGATAGCCTTCTGGTGTTCGCGCCCGATTATCGGAAAAACGACTTGCGTAATAGAGTTTAGCTATTTGTATCACCTCCTCTCAGTTATAAAAATAACGCCCCACAGGACGCTTACGGCTCTACCCGAATATACATTTGGGTTTCTTCCAGTTTGATATACGAATCAGTGATAACCACAGTAGTATGCGGATTAAACTTTTTTAGATATTCAACTATAGGAGCGCATACCTTGTGCAATTCCAATAATTTTTCGTCCATATCAATCACCTCCTTAGACATTTTCAAGAATGATTTTGCAAGCATCAATAATCTCTCTTTGCGTGCTTACATCGCTTTCAATAACTCGCAAAAGTACATCGATTGCTTTACGCCGCGCCGGTTCATTGTTGTGTTGTTTTTTTAAAGCGTTAAATTCTTCCTCAAACTCTTTGATATCCATTCATTACGCCACCTTTCTAAACTCATTCATACTCATGGTTACAATACGGCCACCGTAATGAACCTTATGCGGCCAGGAAATATCCGCAATATCGATCAGCGGTTCAGGATAACAGCGGCAGTTCGGTGCTTCACCAGCGTTGTAACGACCGAGCGTCGACCGAATCCCAGCCAATATTTCAGGCGACGGCGGCGTATCAAACCGGCAGAGAACGCCGTCCATATCCTTATGACTATCTCTAACACGTCCATCCCGGCTAGTACGCCAAATATACCAAGCAATCCCTAATCGGTCAGCCCTGGCCTGTATCAGTGCGGTATGCGATTTTGCCGCTTCCGTACGGGCGATAAGCTCGGCTTTGCTACCCGCCATCTGCGGAAACTTGACTAACAACTCCTGCGCAATTTGCTCATGCCGTTTACCGTTAAGCGTTTCAGCCTGAATGTATTGTGTCGCCTGACCAGCTAGATCAATCGGCATGCTCTTAATAATCCTGGCGTTGCGTTCGACCAGAGCATACACGGTATTTCCTACTGGTCCCTGCATTTCATTTCGCAGCGCTTCATAAATCATTCGCCCCCGGGATCCGCCCTGTGCTGCCTGACGCCAGGTTTTTGCCGTATCAAAAAAGGTTTGCGTGACCATCTTTTTGCTTATCGCTAACGCAAAGCGCTCAAAACTTCCAGTACCGGCCAGACGCTCCAACCGGCGTATCAGATCCCAGGGATTCAACAGATCATGCACACCAACAATTTGCAGGGACCGTTCCGTCAGCCGCCGGATAGCACGATCATAGTCGGTTTCGATGCGGCGCTGGGCTTGCCATCCTTCAGGTTTCATAATCAGCACCTCGAGCACAAAAATAGTGACTGCCGTAGCAATCGCTTAATGACTATAATGGTTGTTCGGTATAAACCATAGGATCATCTTTAGGCTTAATTTTTCTTTCTCGAAACTCTCGCATAGCTTGCGGATCAGATACTATTGAATTCCAAACAACGCCTTTAAATACTTCAATCCAAGCCCGACCATACATTGCTTGCGCCAATGAGAGAATTTTCATTGCCAAATCATAACTAGTATCAGGGTCTAGTGCCCGGACATAATGCCGCCGTCTATGAGCTTCATAGGCGACAATCCTATATTTAATAATTCCTTGCGGCACCTCTAATTCAACATCTATCTGTTTCATCACTCCACCGCCTCTATACAAATCGTATTTTTTTATAATGTTTTTTCAGGTGGATTAATATCTAACATACTCAAGTCCGGCAGCATTTCGCCCTGTTGCGTGGTATCATCAGCATTGTCAATATCATCATCGGTGATGTTGGTAAAAATACCGGTAACATCAGACAGCTGCCGATATTCTTTCAACGTCGTTTTATGGCTAATAATGCCGCGATCGTACGCTTTACCAATAGTATCACAGGCTTTATCAGCATAGTCCGCTTTATCTTTGTTGTTCATTGTCCGGTTCGGATTAAATGTGTAATCCAAATCATCCGGAATATAGCCCCATTCGGACATACACATCACCGGCAGAAGTTTATCGATTACAGGACCAAGATACGCCTCCTGGTTTTGGCTGATCTTATCATCATAGTTTTGCATGTCGCTCTCGCCGGTTGCATTCATACCGGCAGGCGATCGACCAAACAGTTTAGTGACTGGAATTTCAGCAGCACCGGCAATATCAAGGCAGAATTTATCGTATATATCTGACAATCCAGCAAAGGAATACGACTTTGTATCCAGCGAATCATCCTGCCCCATCATGAGCATTCCTTGATTGCTCATGAGCCAGTTCTGTGCCTGCACAATATTGTACAGATCTTTTTTTGCCTGCTCGTCCCCGACTGCAAGAGTCTGCTCCAGGTCCTTCATCTTGAGAGTAATTAAATAAGCGCGAAATATCAAATTGGCTATGTTCCAACTGGTATTATCGCGCTTTTTAAGTTCTTCATATATGTGTTCTACTTCGGATACTCCCCAATAGCTTTCCGCTTGCTTCTCCCAAAAAGGTACATCGCGGCCAATAAAGCGGAGTAATCGACTATGATGTACTGTAAAAGTTTTACCGTCATTTGTAGTTACCAGATATTTTTCAGGCAACCCATATTCCGGATCACGCGGATTTGTTATTAAATCAGGTCCAGGCGATAAACCAGACCACCGATCACGAACCAGTAAGCCACAAAATGCACCTGGCATGATTGTGTCATAGTCCAGCGGCTGATCTAATATGCTTTCATGTCCTTCGATCATCATAATTGCGCCGGCACCACCAAATAACCGCCCCCACTTCATACCTTCAATTAGCCGTGCCTTAATCATAGCCTTGCGCTCCAGTTTATTTAAGCGCTCCAGCATATCAGGATTAACCTGTGTCTTAAGTTGTATCCAGTTTTTACAGCAATCTTCCGGAACTGTATCTATAATTCTCCGAATAATCCAGTGGCTACGATAGAGACTTTGCAGGAGTGTATAATCAAAACTCATACGAGTAAGTGGATATTGAGTTCCTTCTAGCAGAGAAGGGGAGCTAAAGCCTGTCCTGGCCATCGCATTGGCAAAGGCATCATATGCCCGTTGTTGTGGTTTAGGCTGCTGCACTTTGCTGTCAGCGGCCCTGCGTTTTTTTCTGCTCATGCAGCTAACCTCCTTGCCGTTATTATTGTCTTAACCAAATAGCGGATAGCATCCATTAAATGGTCGAACTCTTCTAACGGTTTATCTTCTCCATGCTTGGAAGCTTTTTCATCCCAAATGTACGCCTTGATTTCTTTCCGGAAATTCGTGCAGCGAGTATGCACCTTGATACGGCGCTTCGAGATCATAGTTGCAGTCATACGGATGCCATCCAAAACCGTATTATCCGCATCTTTCACCCGAATACTGCGTTGGCGTAATTCAGCCTTAAAACTGGCGGCAGAAGGATCAATGATCGCAAATGCAACATCCCGGACTTTTGTTTCCCCAGTATCACCTAATGGCTCTGTCCCGAGAAAGTCAATAAAATCATTCGCATATTGCGCATCTGTTTTCTGTACCTGCTTGACACGGCCTGAGTAGTAATATTCGTTGTCAACCCAAATCGTAACGCCATCATCATAACAATCGAGGAACGCCATCGGATTTTGCGTACCATAGTCTACAGCTACATACCGCCTGCAAACTTTTTCGAGTCCTGGTGGACGACTCTGGTCATCGTAACTATTCTCTGTTTCTGACCACATGTCGTAAATGACGCCTTCGGCATTGGTTCTTTTCCCAAGAATATCCCGGTTATACCAAACCGTGTTCCGCTGATAGGTTCGAATGATTTCCCGGATCTTTTCATCGCTGAAGCTGAAATTATCATGCAATGTAAAATGTTCATAATTCAGTCCATAGTCCCGATATTTTTCCATATTTTTTTGATGAAAGTCGAGAATATCCTCATAGAACCAGTGGTTCGGCGGTTTTGGGTTTAAATCAAGAAACAGCTTCCGCAAGTTGCTGGAAAGTGTTCTGTCAAATACCTCTTTGACAAATGTTTTGCAACACTCATTGACTTCGGTGATATAGGCACTCCCGTAAGTGTTCCCCTTGATATACCTTTCGTCGCCCTCTTTGCCGCCACCGCTGATAAGAATAACCTTTTCGCCAGTTACAGTCTGAATATAAAGAGCGTCGCGTTCCTGATATTTACCGGATCGGCAGCGGCCTGCAAACCAATTAAGTACACCAAACCCATTACTGTCAATGATGTTGAGTTTGGCAGAAGCTACGGATACCCCGGCTGCAAGGTGCAGTTTATCTGGATGTGTCTCCAGGATATCACACCATGCCATAATATTTAGGACATTTTTCCCAGCACGTTTGCCGCCTTCGGCAACATTAAGCCAATTATCATAGCATCGTTTGAGATAATCAACCTGTTTTACACAAAACGGAGCATACTTAGGCATCGGCATCATCCTCAAAGTGCTCAATTGTCCTATTGTCCACAGGGCTATTTAGCAAAGAAGCCAGTGTGCTGATATTGGCATTGTGCGCATTGACCGCATCCAGCTGTTCACCACCACGAGATTTCTCGAGATCCACTTTGAGCTTTTCTATTTTTAAGCGCTGTTCCTCCTCTGCCTGACCAGCAATTTCTAGTTCTTGTTTTAAGGCAATAAATCTTGCCTTTTGCTGCTGGACACGGGTCAAGCCATCCTCTATTTGCAAAATTTTATCAATGGCTGGAGTTTGTGTCTCCGTTATACTGGTAACTACCAGCTTGGGGACCGAGACCATAACGGTTTTCGTTTGGGCGGTCTTTTCATCATGAACCTCAATGGCCTGTTTTTCTTCCCGCAGTTCCGAGACAATTTTTTGCTCTTTTTCAGTAAGACCGTCCATCAGTTTTTTGATCCGTTCCATCATGCGACGTTCGCGGAAAGTAAGGAATATGATCCCCTGCTCGACTTGCGCCAGCGTACTGGTATCAATCTTACCGTAAAGCGCTTTTTCTTCCTCGGTCAGCGTATCGAACCAAATGGTTTCGTACTCACCGGTTTTCAGTGCATTTTTGCTGCCAAGCGGCGGGCCATGGCCGCCCCGATTACCCTGCGCATTTTTATTACCACGCGGTGCGCCATGCCCTTTGGCATTTTGGCTGCCGAAGGGAGGACCTTTTTTCTTACTGGATGCATCCCTGGAAGGCTTTGTGGATGCGTCCATGGATGCGTCCATGGATGCATCTTTTTGCCACCCTTGACGCTGATTGCGGCTTTTTATCGTAGGGTACTTTATGCCATGCTTTTCCGCCAACCCATGTAACGTAATGTCAGTTGTTTCATATTCCTTCCGTATCTCATCCCAATTCATTTACACCCGTCACCACCCCCATACCATAATACAAAACCTAAAGCTCATCGCGCTGGAGCTGAATATCCAGTTCGATGAGCTTTTTCAGGTCATCCACCGTTTTGATTTCGATATTCCCTTTTTGAAAATCGCTAACCCATTTACCGATTCCGGCCTGGACAATTTTACGGTACTTACTCTTAGATTCCGATATGCTTTCGATAACAGCTGCTTGATGCTGTAATAACAGGCCGTTATTATCTTTCGAACATTCGTTTGTATTTTCTATTGCCGACACCCCCATAATCATGTAAAATGATTATGAGATAGTAGCCCTGAGAATCTGTGGCCACAGTGTAGCCTACTATCTCCAGCCGGGAGTGCCCGGAAAAGGGGTGGACGTTAGCGCGTCCACCCTTTGTCATTTAAGCTGCTATCAAGATATTATCTCGAATATGTTCAGCGATAGATTTCATGAACAATGGTGGAACAGAGTTCCCTATTCTGACAATTCCTGATGTACGATCCATGAATATAAAATCGTCTGGAAAACTGGATATGCGTTTTGCCTCAGCCAAGGAAATGTAACGTTCACGATCTGGATGCACCAAACCAGCAGTACTTATTTCAGACTTAGTTAAAGTACCACATATCCTGTCCCAGCCAATCCATTGTGTAGATATAGAACTAGCTAAATTTCCTTTTACTGATTTATAAACTACAGAATCAGTATTCCAGTTATCCGGCTGCAATTTAGCAACTTTCAGCAGCATTTCTCCTAACATCCTGTCATCAGGGCTATTGCCACGCAAATCATAGCAAGCTTTTCTAAAAGTGATCGGCCTTGATTGCGCTTTTGGATGACTGGGTAAAACACCTAAATCCTTGCGGACTCCAATAAAAATCAACCGAGGTCGTGATTGCGGCACACCAAAATACATGGTATTCATTAATCTAGCTGAAACATTATACCCACTTGATTTAAGCTCGCGCATGATCTCAACGAAAATAAGTTTCATCTTCCCTTTGACCATACCTGCCACATTTTCCATAACAAAAACCTTTGATTGTAATCCTCTGAGTAACCTGACATATTCACGGAACAGTTGATTACGTCCATCATTCAGCTCTCGCTTACCAGCAGTACTGAACCCCTGACAAGGAGGGCTGCCGTCAAAAATGTCTAGTTCACCTGGCATCAAACCAGTAATGTTCAACACTTCCGGTACTGATAACTTTGCAATATCGCCATGATATACAGAAGTACCTGGATGATTAAGCCGATAGGTTTCTACCGCGTTATCATCCCACTCCACGGCCATAAGCACCTTGCCTCCGGCCAACTTATAACCTAGAGAGCTGCCACCACACCCGGCAAAAGTGGATACTACTTTAAACGGGAAACTCTTCACCACAGTGTGGACACACCACCTTTTTGATGTCCTTTGCAATAGATTCGTCATACTCGGGAAAATCATCATCCGGAAGACTAAAACGTTTTTTGAGTTGATCCAAGTCTGCTTCATCAAATCCGGTCAGTTCCATGTCAAGATCGCTATCTCCCAATTCTTCCAATAGTTCCGTCAGTAACGTTGGATCAGCGCTTGATAGCTCCGCAATTCTGTTATCTGCAATCAAATCGGCCCATTCTTCAGCTTCTGTGGCATAATCTTGGCGGTCCACAGGTACTTGCTCCGCTCCCAGCAGTTGCGCAGCCAGTAGCCGTCCATGCCCGCGAACAATAAAACCAGAGCGAGTCGACACCGTAATAGGTGCACGCCAGCCCTGGTTTTTGATTATTTTAGCCAGTAATTCAATTTGCTTTTGTGGATGCTGATTCGGGTTGCGCGGATTGGGTACCAGCGTTGTTATATCCGCCAACTCAGTATAGGCACAATGTATTGAGATTCCGTCAATTGTTGGACAATTATTCATTTTCTCACCTTCTCTGCAGTCCTATCCCGACACCGCAAGCCTTGCCACTTGCGAACACAATAACCGTCTTGCTGGTAGGCGCAGGCTGTTTGACACTTAATTAACATAGCTCACCTCGCTGTATTAAAAAGCGGCATCATCCGTACACGTTTGTACAGTGATGTCGCAATGGCCTGAATTGAATAAAATTACACGTAAAAAAGCCGCCCAAAGACGGCTTTCAAATTTTTATATTTATTTCATGATATCATTATAACACGGACAAATTACCGCGTCACTGCCATCTTTATGTCACGTCCATCAGGCTATCAATCCCGAAGATTAAACTTCCGAGTTTACTGACCGCATCGCGCATATCACGATAATAAGTTCGCTCTTCTATGCCCTCATTTTTCATAATAACTGACATGTCAACATGCTCAAAATATTTTGCTTTTAGAATTCTAAAACGTCTTAGGTCTTCCGCATACCGTGACTTCTGGCAATAGATTTCATAAATTTCCAGCATAGTATCAATGTGGCGGATTATAATATTTGTCCTGGCAATAGATCGTTTAATTGCTTCGATATATGTTTTACCATCGTAATTATCAACCTCATCTAGAATATCAATGGCATTAGTACTTCCGATTTCCTCATAAACTGCTCTTTCACAATGCTCTTTAAGTAATGGATAGTGTTTTAAAAGCAGGCGTGTATTTCTAAGCCGTTTATCATGGCGGAACTTATTTTGCTTCTTCTGTTGCCTTTGATGCCACTCCAACG